TGAGATATGCCCTACTACGAAAGCGATTATCGAACTTTATATATTAACAGGATGCCGGATTAGTGAACTATGCAGACCTGATTTCACTTGGGATCAGATAGATGTGGAAGGTGAAGTGGCTTATATTAGAAACAAAGGACACAAGAAGGCACTTGATACCCCCTTAGAAATTCCTTTCTTAAAGGATCACCATCAGCGATTGGTTAGAGCCATCAACGATTACTTTAAGCCTATCCATTTCGAAGCACATATCTATCCTATTCCCATAAACGCAAAGAATGTTTATGATCGAATTGTATATGCGAGTAAAAAGGTCGGGTTTAAATTTACACCACACGATTTAAGGGATACCTCTGCTACAATCTTACTGCGGGAGTCTGGGAATATCTATGCAGTAAAAGAGCATTTGGGTCATGCTAATGTCAAAGATACTGAAGACGCTTATGCTGATTGGATTATGGATGATAAAGTAAAATCTTCCACCTCAATCATTAAGGCTTTAAATAAATCAGCTTAACTGCTCCGTAAGCCTAATAGAAGTGTCATAGACACCATAAGCCACTTCTTTAAATCTTAAACTATCATCACTCATACGTACATAATAATAAGCTGACCCATCATAATATAGAAACTTATAACGCGCCCCATCTATCGCTTCCCGCATGGTTTCCAGGCTCGTCTTATATGTAGAGCTGACGAGTTTTAAATCAAAGTTCCAAAATCGCTGTCCGTAGTGTCTTTGGTTGGAGAACTTATTACCTTCATAGGTAATCGCATTACTATTTCCATAGTTCATTCCCTCCGATCCAGTTAATTCTATATTGGTTAGGCTTAACTTTTTACCAATAATTACTTCTGTTATATCGTCTATTGTGCCTGTTGTAGATTGAATAAATTTATATTGACCAGAAGCATCTGAAAAACTTAATTCATTCCATCCTTCGACCCAGTTATCAGTCTTATTAACAAGAGCAGTCCCCATATTAGTTTCATGATCCGCTGAGTATATCTTCATATCGTGACCATGTGCGGATGTGAAATACAAAGCAGCTCTATCGCAGTTAGTCGAAGCATTTGCAGACCCAACATCAAATCTAAGTGCATCATTGGCTCCGAATGAAGTAAACGCTGTAGCAATAGACATATCGTTTGCTCTATCTTCATTTGTAACTGAGCTTGATGCAGAAAATGTTGTTGTAGATACAGTCCCATCGGTTACTGTCCCCCCCGAAAATCCCGCATTGTGATAAATAAAATACTTAGCCATTATAATACTTCCGTAAGCTTGATACTGGTGTCATACACACCAAATGCGATTTCTTTAAATCTGAGGGAGTCATCACTCATGCTGACATAATTATATACATTATCATCATAGTATATAAAATTATGGTGTGAGCCATCTACTGCTTCCCGCATGGTTTCTAAATTGGACTTAACAGTGGATGACACATGCCGTAATTTTAAATTCCAGAATTTTTTTGCACCATGCCGCTGATTAGAAAATTCATTACCACCAGAGCTGATCATCACATCGTTGCCATAATTTACACCTTCAGAACCCCCAAGTATAACATTGGTTAGATCTAGTTTTACTCCCAATACAACCTCTGTAATCGTAGTTACTGCTCCCTCGTATGCTGACATATACCAATATCTTTCAGAATTACTAGCATCTGATAGTTCCTCAGTATTCCATCCCTTTAATGTAGTTGTCCCGGTGTATCCACTATTAGAGGAATCGTCGTTTGCACTGTTTGTATAAAATCTGAACCCATTGCTGTTTGCTGCGGTTGAATAGTAATACATAGCATCAAGCGTATTTACCGCAGCTCCACCTTTATCTACTCTGATTGTCGCATGCTGTTCTGTAAAGTTTGCAGCACTATCCAGGCTATCGTCTGTTAGTCTCTCGGTATTTGTAACTTTTGATGAGTTGGAAGTGTATGCTCCACCACCATCGGGGATAGAGCCACTGCTGATGGCATACGTAGGAGACTGTCCACCTAGTGGATATACAAAGTATTTAGCCATTAGGACACCTGGGTAAGATCCATTTTAATTACTGATTCCGATTTAGATATTTTTGTAATCATAAAATTCTGATTAGAGAAAGCAGTCCCAAAGAGTGTTATGTCGCTCGGTACATTGGAAAGCCCAACTATATCACCAATCTCACATTTAAGATAGATGGGGTTAAGGGCAGTGATGCTCATCACATTCTTGCGCGTTTGGTGGTTATCCTTATAAAGATCATGGACTGTAGTCGCCAGTGCTTTGGCGTTTGTATCATTAGACTGCTCTACATCATAGCGTATTTTATTGCAGTCTATCACTAAATCCATTGATTTGTCCCTGTTAAAATCCGTGTTATTGGGTGAACTGGTTTCAATATTCAGTCTATTGTTCGATGAGCCATAATCAAAGTCATATTCTATTCTGACCTTGGTTTTGACCTTATTCATATCAGTCTTTTTGATTATGCCTAGGTCGCAGTCATTAAAATCTATAGAATAGTCTGGGCTTAGTGAAGCTGGGTCATACGCAGACGCGAGCTTTTTATTCACTAAGGTCGCCTTCCCTTCCCCATTAAAGAAGAAGTAAAAGCAAAACTGTTTACATATATCATCAATGATATTGAAAGCCTTGTCTCGATTGAATTGACTAAAGGCTGCTTTATATGTGCTGGTCGCTGCTGCTACAGTATCAAATGATATCATATTGATATTTGTATCCCCCAAGCCCAATTCAGTTCGTAAAATTTCCTCTATAATATAAACTGGGTGTTCAATTAAGTCACCTGAGTTGTGGCTATTACCAGGACTTCCCCGAGATCCATCTACCCAGCTACCGTACTTTCTTCCTTTCCCTGATATATATACTATTTTTACATTATTTGGTGTTAAAAAAACCAACTCCGTTGGGTGTACTTCATGCCCCTCCATTTCCTCTGGGTTCTCACCACCAAGAAACATCCCCGAAGGTACAACCACATCATACCAATTCTTATGGACAGTTGGGTCATTTACTGCATATTTAATCTGAAGCCACGCCTGGTCAAAGACTAAACTACCACTGCTGCTGGCTAATTGACTTTCTACAGTTAATTCTGATTCTAAATCCCACGCAGCTTTTTGAGGAGCAGAATAATCTGCTGTAATATCAATATCCGAAGAATTGACTATTCCTCGTTGCCCTACAATGATTGCAGACCCAGTTGTAGCAGCAACCCCATCTATAAGCCATCTTGCTGTCAATGAGGTTGATCCGCTTGCTGTTGCTGTTGAATACACTTTGATTGTGTCTATTGTGCCAAGATTGGTCATTTGTGGTACACCGAAGGTGATTAAATCTTTATACTCACCATCGCCACTATACGAATGAGACTTAGTAACAGATGTATTCTCAAAGCGATCCCTTGTAAAACTACTATCCACCGCAGAATCCATATTTAAACCTATCATCGCATACGCAGTAGTTCCTTCATAGGATATTTTTGCAGTTGCAGCATCAACGGCGACAGCAGAACTCGCAGTTTCTAAAGCGCTATACATTCCGTTGTTATATATATAAACAGTAGATGCGTTTAATGTATGTACGGCCTGAGTATCGCATTTGGCAATCGCTTTATTAGAAGAAGTATCAAACTCATTTACAACGATTGCTGGTACTTTAGACCGCGTGGCCCATCTTTCAGTCTCTTCTGTTAAAACGCCACTGTCAAAAGCAGTGTTATGCGAATGATCACCATAAAGAATAGGTATTGGCTTGTTAAAATTATCTTCTGGAGCATAATGAAAGTCATTACTTGTATCATCTTCTTTAATGACTGTCTGCGGTAACGCTACATTGATACCAGTACGAAAATCACTTATGCGAATATTCACAAACCGATTATCGTAATCCCAATTAGCGGAAATTTTACCATAGGAGACTATTTCTTTGGTAATTAATCCTGATAATTCATTTGGGATAACGTAAATTTCGCACTTCCTGTTATCATAAGCATTTGTTCCTACTAAATCAGAAAAGCGCTTATTGTCGTCAAACGCTTTTGCATTAATGATTTTGAGAGTAATCCCATTTTGCTTTGCTTTAAACCCAAAAAAATCCAAGTCATAAGAAATATCCCCCATTGACGACACCACACCCTTATAGAAGTCGCTGCCATCAGTAAAATCAACAGTAGATACGCCAGTAAAATTAGTCTCATCTCCATAAAATAACTTTATTAGAAAGATGCCCCTGGTTGATCTACTATTTAATTCATTAGTTATAGTAGTGTTAAGATCGAGCAATCCTTACCCCTTCACGATTCATTGCGGGTATTAGTTCGTTTCTAATAAAATCATCCTGCACCACACCGCCGTGAATGTTAACCACTATATTACTGGACGGCTGGCCTGTCTCATTCATCTGTCTTAATGTATCAAGACCAATGGACTGCGCTGAATCCCTTTTAACAATAAACTCTCCAGCCTGGGCTAAGATAGGGACATTATCTCCACCGCCCACTATTCCACCGCTGGAAAAAGTTTGGACACCTTTCTGTGTTACTGCACCGCCTTTATGACCCAAGATTGACCCCAGCAAACCAAAGCCAGCCTTTGAAGCACTAAGCCCACCGCCAGTTAGTATATTTAATATTGCAAAGGAAGCTGCTTGCGCTGCTAATTCCATAGCAATAGACCTCAAGGCAAGGACAAAGGCATCTCCCATGTTCTTTCCATGTAAAGCTGCTCTCGCTGCGGTGTCGCTTATTCCTTTCATTCCATTGGCAGTTCTCATAATATCTGCTTCAGCCCTGGCTATATCTCCTTTTTTTATTTCCACACCAAGCTGATGGAAAGACTCTGCTGATTCTTGCGCTTTCTCAGATTGTTCCGCTAAAGCTTCATTGAAAAACTCATCCATAAAATTGCCAGTATCTTCAAAGGTTTCATTCAGTTCTTCCATGTCCTTATCTCTGGATGTTAGTTCATCAAACTTTTCCTTGACCTTATCTACTGCTGGCGGTATATCGTCTAATAGAGTCCTAACCCCTTGCTTACCAAGATGATGCGCCATCATTTGAAAATATGTCAATCCATTGTTATCATCATCACTAACAAAATCTTCCATGACCTTATCTAAATCTTTTATAGATTTAGTATAATCTTCAGTAGCATCTTTAGCAAAAATGGTTCGTGATGCTATTTCTCCTATCGCTATAAAAGCAATTCCCCAACCACTTTTTATTAATGCTTTCTTAAGTGTCATTGTGGCCCCTGCTGCTAACAATGCTTGAGCGCGATAGACACCATAAGCACCAGCCACACCTAAAATGGCTAAACCATATCCTTTAATACGCTCAATCTTTAGAAACTCTAAGCTCATTGAGGCCATTGGCATTAATAATTGGCCTATTTCTATTTGTAGATCTTTTAGCTGTTCTTGAACTTTTCTAGTTTGATTCGCAAATTCATGCTGAGTCCTTATAAGATCGCCTTGAGCATCTTTGGTGCTATTTAATATAACAGAAACCCTGGCAAGTACCTTTTGCTGTGCGTTCATTTCGCCAGTACCTCTGAAAATTCCTGTATTAAAAGCTTCTTGTTTTAACTGTGCTTCAGTAAGCACGATACCAAATCGCCTTACAGCTTCATGGTTCCCTACAATGGCTGAAGTTAAAGCATGGGCGACTTCTGGGCTGGCTACATTGTTAAATGAACCTATATCAAAAGAAAGTTGAGTTAAAGCTTCTGAGAGTTTTCTTGCTTCATCCCTTGAGAATCCTAATGGGACAAAAGTATCCTGTAAGGATGCCATTAACGCTATAATAGATGCTTCTGATCTTTGAAAGCTACTGGCTAGTGAGCTTGCAAAATCTAAAGCTTCATCAGAGGCATCTCCGAATACAACTTTAAACTTACTAACACTCTCCTGCATATTAGATGCAGCAGTTAAAAACCTGCTCATTGTCCGAGCAGCAGCACCGACAGCAAACGTATATAATAGAATATTATTTCTTAAAGCGCCTATTTCTCTTCGTATGCCAGATGTAGTACCTCTGATTTTACCGCCAGTATTATCAAACTTTTTCATTGCACCATCAGCACTATTAAGTTGCTGATTTAGGTTCGTAAACCCTTTAGCTCTGACTTCAATTACAAATTTATTTGCCATTATTCATTTCCCTTGATCGTTTCTCACAAGCACT